AATTCAGGCTGCTTCTGAGGCAAAAGAAGCAGCAGCTGAAGCAGTAGAGGCAGCAAAGAAAGCAGATGAAATTGCAAAGTCTATTGAAAATGCTGCCCCTGCCCCTACTGAAGGAGGCGACGAAGAAGCGACTCCTGATTTGAATGCTGTGGTAGAAAAACTTAATAAGCTGGAAGAACTGATTATGCAGCTTATTGGTGGAGAAACAGAATCTACTGACGAAGGAGAAACTGAAGAGGAAAAACAGAAGCGTCTTGAAGAGGAACAGGCGATCAAAGACGCAGAGGAAGAAGCAGAAAAAGAAGACGAAGAGTTGAAGAGTGAGTTTCAGGATGTTGCTGCTACTGCAACATTGATTGATCCTAGTATTGTTATTAATCAGCCGAATAAAGGCTATAAAAAGTTTTATTCTCAGCTTAAAAAGACAGCTTTAAAAAGAGGGATGACTGGAGATCATGCCAAGACGGTAAAGAGTTTGCTTAGAGGAAAAACTGTTGATTCGTTAAATGATGGAGAATTGGATACCGCTTTTGTATCTGCGGCACATATTATCTCTATGACAAGGGATGCGTCTATTAAAATAAATACTGATTTTAATAAAAAGGGTAATACAGTGACAGTATCGGATATTAACAAAAAGAATAAACAATTTTGGAAAAGATAATTAAGGAGGATTGAAAAAATATGACTACTCAGACAAATGCTTATTTGTATAGAATGCCTGCTGGTATTGCAGGTGATATTACCAGGGCAGAACATGCTACCGTAAAGCCCGAATTGATGGATTCGGATTATCCTATTTTGCGATATGGAGAGCCGGTTAAAATGGTAAGTGGAAAAGTTCGTCCGTTTGCTGTTGGCGATGACGTTGGTGATTTGATTGGATTTGGTGTTCGTCCTTATCCGACGCAGACCAGTGTTAATCAGGGATTGGCAGCGGCAACACCTAGCACAGAACAGCCTTTTGATGTTTTGCGTCGAGGTTTTATGACTGTATTTTGTCAGTATGGATCTCCTTCTAAAGGAGGCTCTGTTTATGTCCGTACCGTTGACGCTGATGATCCTACAGCCCAGCCGATTGGCGGTATTGAATCCGGTTCCGATGGCGGCGATTGTCAGGTGTTGACTGGAGCAGTTTTTGAAGGCGAAGTTGATGATTACGGTTTTGTTGAAATTTCTTATAATTTGTAATTTGACTTGAAGGAGGTTTATTAAAATATGTACACTTACGATGAACGAGTAATTGATAGCACTGGTATTTTTCTTGTTGGGGAGTTAGAGAGACTTGACCTGACATTGCATGAACCCCTTGCTGCTATTACTTGGGGTAGAGATGTTGACTTAAGAGAAGATGTAAGCATTGCAGATGAAACGTCGAGCTTTACCAATTCGAGTTTTGCTTCTGCTGGAGGATTGGCTTCTTCTGGTAAGAATATTATTGGCAAAACAACCAATGCGGTTCCTGGCATTGGATTGGATATTGGAAGAACTGCTCAGAATTTGTATACATGGGCAACAGAAGTTAAATATACAATTTTGGAGCTTATGTCGGCACAGAAAGTTGGCCGTCCGGTTGATGCCCAGAAATATCAGGGTATGAAACTGAAGTGGGATATGGATGTAGACGAAATGGTTTATATCGGCGATACCACTTTAGGAGAATATGGTCTCGTCAATTATTCTACGGTCACGACAGGCTTCGTTGCCACTGGCGATACAGGTTACACTCAGTGGGTTCAGAAAACTCCGGCGGAAATTCTTTACGATATAAATGAGCTGATCAAGGCTGCTTGGGTTGCTTGTGGTACTGCGGTTTGTCCGGATAAACTTTTGCTGCCTCCCACCCAGTTTGCATACATTACTTCTCAGACTGTTTCTACTGCTGGCAATGTAAGTATTCTTACTTATCTGCAGGATAATTGTATATCTCTTAAAATTAATGGGAAGAAGCTTGATATACAGCCTTGCAAATGGCTTACCGGTCGTGGCGTTGCTGCAGGTTCTCCGTCTGCCGCTACCGATAGAATGGTTGTGTATCGTCAGGACGCTAATTTTGTCCGTTACCCGCTGGTTCCGTTGCAGCATACACCGTTGGAATATCGTAGCATTTGGCATCTTACTACTTATTTTGGTAAGATTGGTGTTTTGGAAGTCGTTTATCCTGAAGCAATCCGTTATGCGGATGGCATTTAATAAAAAGGGAAAATCTTTTTAAAGAGGAGAGATGATATGATTTTGAAATTAAAATCGCCCTTTGAATTATATACCAGAGAAGGACGGAAAGAGTTCAAGCCGGGAAATTATAATATTGAGGAACAAGGCATTGACCTAAATCATTGGTTTCTGCGTGGTTTGTTAAAAAATAATCGCGCAGAAATCATTGAAAACGGCATTGCTCCTGTGTATAAGCATTTACCGGATAGTGAAATAATGAAGAAGGCCGCTCCTGCTCCTATTGATATAAATAAGCCTTTCACATGGGAACAGGTTGTTGGTAAAGAAGAAGTAGAAGTAGAAGAAATTAAAACTGATGAGGCTGCAGAAGAAAAACAGCCTGAAGAAGCAGTTGTAGAAGAGAAAAAAGACAAGATTAAAATTGACAGTAAAAAGTTGAAAAGGAAGTAAAAAATGTCTGTCAGTCCGAGTGATTTTAGAGCGGCTTTCACTGAATTTGCAAATGACACAACATATCCCGATGCTATGATTACGTATTGGGCGTCATTAGCAGAGATTACATTAAATATTGATAGATGGGGAGATTTTTTAACCCATGGTAAATATTTATTTATAGCTCATAATTGTGCTTTATCTGCAGCCGCTTCTGCTGATGCAGCGGTAGGCAGTATTCCGGGGCAAAGCGGAGTGGTTGCAGGTAAAAGTGTTTCAGATGTTAGTGTCAGCTTTGATACTAATGCCTCAAATATTCAGGGAGCCGGGAGTTATAATGAAACTCGTTATGGCAGACAATTAATGGGACTTGCTAGAATTGTTGGTATCGTTGCTTTTGTAGGTACTCCTCAAACAACATAGGTTAAAATATGATTAAAGTTGCAATTGAAAAAATTAGCACTCCGAGTGATGAAAAACTTTTAGAGGAAATTTTAAAAGGTTTAGAAAAGCACTCAGTCTATGTTGGCATTCCCGAGGATAATGCAGGTAGAAAAGCAGGAGAAATGAATAATCCAACTTTGTTATATTCACTCTCATGGTTCTCCTGTTAAAAATATTCCTGCTAGGCCAGTAATAGAACCGGCAATTGAAGATAAAGAGAATAAGAATAAACTTAATTCTCTTTTTCTGAAGGCGGCATTAGAAGGCATCAAAGGAAATGAACAAAATTTATTAAAGCAATTGGGCAGGATTGGGAAGGCTGCTCAAAATATGTGTAGGGATTGGTTTACTAATCCTAAGAATGGTTGGCCTCCTAATCAGCCAGCCACGGTAAAAGGAAAGCTCAGAAAAATGAGTAAAAGTAAAAGAGCAGCGGCAATGGCAGTATATAAACAAGGAGGATCTATTGATAGTCCATTGATAGATACGGGGGAATTACGGAAGTCAATTATTTATGTGGTGAAATAAATGATAAATGTTTCTTCTCTTATTAATGACCCTGATCTTGGTGCTCAATCTTATACCATAATAAGAAGTTCTGGGTCGTTTGTGCAAGGGAGGTGGACAGAGACTACGGAAGAAATCCCTGGATTTGGTTCTGTTCATGTTTCTTCGCAAAAGGATTTGAATCAATTTCCTGAAGGGGATAGAATAAAAGGAGCAATGACTTTTTATTCTACTTCTGAATTATTTGTTACAAGAACGGGGGATGAGCCAGGAACTTCCGATAAATGTGTCTGGAGAGAAGAAGAGTATAAGTTGGTTGCGGTTTTCCCTTATGTGAATTTTGGTTTTTGGAAAGCCATCGGTGTAAGAGTAATAGGATCATAATATGGCCACTGACGTTAATTGGAACAGAATAGAGCTAGAAGATATTTTTTATAATATCACTGTTTCTGTTTTAAATACAAGTCCTACTTTTGAGGTAAGACATTCGTGGCCGACCAATGGTGCCCCTGCTTTTGGAGTCGATAACAATATTGCTTTTTTAAAAATATTTGATTCTCCTAGTCCGGTTACACAGCAAAGGGAGAATATATATACACAAGAAGGCAGTCCTGAAACTCCAAATATGGAAACTACTTATACTAGAACACTAAGGGTAGTTTGGAATTTTTATGGCCCAGATAGTTGGGACAATGCCAGACTACTTAAAGATGGTCTTTTTTACCAAGAGAATCATGATCTTTTGGCTGTAGATAGAATTTTTATGATTCCTGATTCAGATCCTCCTCAAAGAGTCCCTGAACTTTGGGAAGGATTATGGTACGAACGTTGTGATTTAACAATTTATTTTAATGTCGGCGTTTCTATCAATAGAATGGTTCCGGCAATTGAAATCGTTGGCATTGTTGTTATGGATCATGAAGGGATACAAGCAACAATTAATATAGAAGCGATGACGGTTACATGGCAAGAAGATACTACTTCATGGCAAGGAGAATCTGTCATATGGTCGACATCGGTTGAAGAATATTTTTGAGGAGGTAAATAAATGACCCAATCACGGTCTTTAGACAACATTGTAGATATTAATGTAGAAGTAAGCCCTCTCGCTGCGGCTCGTTCTACATTTAATCAAGCATTGTTTATTGGTACAACTTCCGGAATTATAGACGCCACTGAAAGATTGCGGGTATATGAAGATTCTGACAGTATGCTGACAGATGGTTATGTTGATACAGATCCGGAGTATATCGCGGCACAAATTTATTTTAGTCAAAGTCCTGCTCCTGATAAACTCTGGATTGGTTTTCAGGATTCAGGAGAAAGTTGTGTAGAAGCATTAACTGCTTGCAGACAAAAGAATCCCGAATGGTATATTGCTGTTTGTTTAGGCGCTGTTTATGCTGACCATGTTGAATGTGCTCAGTATATCGAATCCTGCAATCCTGCTTCTTTGTATGGATTTACCACTTCGGATGCAGAATGTATTTCGTCTGTTGCTGCCAGTCCCCCTGATATTTTCTCTTATTTGAAGTCTCTTTCTTATTCGAGAACATTTGGGCAGTATGCAACAACACAGTCTGCGGTTTATCCTGATAACATTTATGCTATTTGTGCAATTATTGGTTACGCTTGCGGACAGAACTCTGGTTTAGCCAATTCTGCATTTACTTTAAAGTTTAAGAGGGAGGTTGGAATTGCTGTAGAACCGTTAACAGTTTCGGAGATAACGGCTCTTGAAGGGAAGAATGGGAATTGTTATTTGTATTATGCAAATTATTATACTATTTTTGAACAAGGTAAAATGTGTGACGGAACTTTCTTTGATGAAAAGATTAATCTGGATATGCTGGTAAATAATTTACAGCTTACCATTATGGATCTTTTATATCAGAATCCTAAGGTTCCTCAAACAGATGCAGGTATTACTCAGCTTATTCATGCTTGTAATGAAGCTTGCGATGAAGCAGTTAGAATTGGATTTCTTGG